TGACTACACCCACTCGGACGATAGCTGCACGCACTGGGGCTACTGTGCGACTGATCGTTTTGTCAACGGGTACATGTTAAAGCAAGGCATGTATTTTTCTGTTGCTGGTCCAATCCACTTAGGCGAAGGGGGTGGCTGTGTGGTGCGTCGCGAAGGCTACACCGGATACAACACGTTTGGTGGTCCAGTCGAGCGTACAGGGCGACTTCGGTACATTGACGGATGCACTGACAGTCTTCTAATCGGACCACCGGTTATCGGTGACCCTTGCTTTAACCTTTTGCATTTTCCACCGGGTATCCGGCAGACAATGCACACTCACCCGTCGCTGCGATGCGGAACGGTTGTGCGCGGTCGCGGCAGAGCGATAACACCCACAGGGGAGCTACCACTAGAGCCGGGTTCGTGTTGGTTTTTAGAAACCGGTGGACAGCATTGCTTCTACACTGACGACGAAGAAATGGTTGTCATAGCGTGGCATCCTGACACCGACACAGGACCAAGTCATCAAGACCACCCAATGCTCAACAAAACGATGGTCGATGGTGTATCGGCAGCAGAGATTGATGCAATCAGAACACAAGCAGGTTTGCCATGAGTGCAGAGGATACAAGGCTAGCGCACCGAGCAATAGAGCAACGGTGGAACATAGAAGACAAGTATCGTGACGCAATGATTCGTCGCCTAACGCAAATCGTAATTGATCCTCAAAGTAGCAACCGAGAAGTAACCGCTGCGTCAAAGGCATTGATTGCAGCAGAGGGACAAAACCAAAAGGACGATCAGTACATTGAGCAAGCTAACGAAGGAAGAAATCGTTTTCTTGCAATCGCTGACAGACTCGGGCTTATTAGCGGTACTGCAAGAGTTACCGACGGACGAACAACGACAGATACTTTCGACGCTGACGGACGAGCGATTAACGAAAGAGTCGGTGGACGAACGAGTGACAGCACGCGAGCGAATGGCAGCGAAGCGGTCAGCGGCGAGGGACCTACAGATACCGACACCGATCAATCCTGATCGTCGCAATAGCTGTCTAGCTGATCCAGTTTTGTTTTTGCAAACATACTTTGCATCGACCTTTCATCAACCGTTTACACCTGACCGCGAGGCAATGCTACGGTCGATTGTTGATGCAGCAAGGTATGGTGGTGACTACGCTATTGCCGGTCCTCGCGGCGAAGGCAAAACGCGACTAGCTATTTACGGTGCTGTCTACTTGATGCTTGCTAACCTGTCACCGTTTCCAATCGTGATAGGCAAAAGCCAATCGAAAGCTACTAACGAACTAAAAACGATCAAGGAACGACTACAGCAAAGCGACTTGTTAATAGCAGACTTTCCAGAAGTCGGTGTGCCTTTCAAAGCTGTTGGTGGTTGGTCAAGTCGGTGTCGTATGCAAACGGTAGCAGGAGTCACTACTAACATTGTAATAGCTGCAAACCATCTAATCTTCCCGGTGATAAACCGCAACATGGTTAGCGACGACTGGCCCGATTCATGCGAGCTTGTTTCGCGAGGTCAGATAATGGCAAGCATGGGCGTCGATGGTCCAATACGCGGAACGAACTATCGTGACGAGCGACCTTCGCTTGCACTCATCGACGACATCGAAAGTAAAGAGTCAGCTAACAGTGACGCAATCATAGAAAGTAACGAGTGGGTTATTGAAAAAGACATCGGTGGTCTTGGTGGTTCAGGGCGTCGCGTTTCGCGAGTCATGCTATGCACAACACAAAACAGAAAGTGCATTGCATTTAGATACACCGATAGAAAACAAAAACCGAGTTGGAATGGCAAGCGGTTTCGCAAGATGGTCACCGAGCCAGAGCGTACGGACCTTTGGGAAAAGTATGTTGACCTACGCACCGGTCGCACCGTGGACGACTCCGAGGCTAGAGTAGCTTACAAGTTCTACGCAACGCAGCGTGATGAAATGGACAGAGGTTGTGTTATCAGCAACCCATACTCCTACGATCAGCGGAACGCCAGCGACGGCGACCCCCTAGAGTTATCTGCCATACAAGCGTACTACAACAGAATTGCTGACTTCGGAGCAGAAGCGGTTGCGACGGAGGACGACAACGATCCTCCCGAATACGTTGGTCCACAAGGATCAGGCTTGACGGCAAGCCTAGTGAAGTCGCGGCTAAGCGGACTACGACAAAATCAGTTGCCGGCAAACACGCAGGCAGTGACTATCGGCATTGATGTCGGAAAGTATCTTTGCCACTGGACAGCAACAGCATGGTGGAAAGGTGCTGGTGGTGTGGTGTGCGACTACGGAGTGATCGAGGTTAAAAACACTTCGCCTACTTCCGATAATGCTGTGGCAGAAACCGCAATCTACAATGCGTTAGTGAACTTTCGGGATGAGCTTATAGCTACCGACTTTATCGACGCAAGCGGAGCGAAACGCGACATCGACGCAGTGTTCATTGATAGCGGTGCATACACTGACGGAGTCTATGAATTCATACGTCAGGTAGGAGGACCACCGTTCTACGCTACCAAAGGAACTGGTAACTACCGAACGCCGAAAGCATCAGACAACGTGCGAGTCGGTGACCACCTTAACGCTAGTCGTTTGGCAGACGCAGGTGTTTGGTTGTACAACTTAGACGCTGACCACTGGAAAAGATTTGTGCATGAACGGTTTTTATCACCGACGTTCGACGAAAACAACATGCTACGCAGTGGTTCGCTATCGTTGTTTGAACCAACCGCAAGTCGCGGACATCTTTCGTACTCAAACCATATTGTGGCAGAAGAATGGGTAAGCGAATTCCAGCAAGGCAAAGGCGAAAAAGAATACTGGATAGCACACAACAGGAACAACCATTGGCTAGACGCGACATCAATGGCAGCAGCGGCAGCGACATTGAAAAAGATAAGCGTACGAACAGACATGAAGGGGGTTCGGCTAACACCAACGAACATAGAGGTAGCGACAGCGAAAGCAGAGAGGAAACGTCACGCATCACGAAGCAGAAGCGCAAAACAAAGCTGGGTCCAACGCGCTCGAAGAAGGTAGGCAAAGCGCGACGATACACTCCACCGGACTGTAGTATTTGTGCAGCGTTACGAACCGACGGGAAAAGCTACACAAGGGTTTATGCAACCAAACGCAAAGGATCGCTTGTCACGCGATACATTCACTGCGACTACTGCGGAAACAGCTTGCTTCCTGTCGTCACCAAAGAATAGTCCACCACTGTAGTACGAAATGGTTGCTGTGACGCAACACCTGTGCAATAGTCTGCCGCATGGCAACACCAGCACAACTACTTGTTCTAATCGACGCAGCGATAGAAGCGTTGCTCACCGGTCAGCATGAGTCCTACTCTATCGGCTCACGCAGCGTTACCCGGCTAGACTTGAGTGATCTGTTTGAAGAACGTCGCTTGTTAGAAATGCAAGTGAGTCGGCAGACGTCAGGGGCTATGCGTCTTGCGAGGATACAAAAGACCTCAAGATGATAAGCAGAATCATAGACGCAACGATAGCGGCAGTTAACCCACTACGCGGCATCGAACGAGCTAGAGCAAGAAAACTGCTGCGGGGTTATGCCGGTGCGGAGTCTAACCGCATCACCCAATCAAAGCGTCCACAAAACCGAAGTGCGAACAGTGAGTCGGCAGCACCGTATGGAGCAGACGCATTACGAGCATGGTCGCGTATGCTTGTTCGGGACAACGCTTATGCTTGGGGTGTCGTTGATACTATCACTTCGTCAGTCATAGGCGGTGGAATTCAAACGCAATCAAATACAGGCAGCGAACCGCTAGACTTGCAACGCGATAGCGTTTGGCATCAGTGGCAAGAGTCTGTTGACGTTAACGAGTCGCTAGACTGGCACAGCTTTCAATCGTTGGCGATGCGTGAAATAGTCGAAGCGGGTGAAGTGCTAGTTCACTTCGTGACATCGGCAGACACCAAAAAGCGAGTGCCTCTTTCTCTTGAGCTTATCGAGGCAGACAGGATAGCTAGTGACGCTGACACAGTTAGGGTTGGGGCAGACGGAACGAGAATTGTTCGCGGCATTGAATTAGATGGCTTGGGTAAAGCTGTTGCGTATCACGTTTATACGCACCACCCTGACGACGTTATCGGCAGGCAGGTTCCACTACGCTTGCCAGCTAGCGAGTGCCTGCACCTTTTCAGACGCGACCGCATCGGACAAACCAGAGGTGTTAGTTGGTTCGCACCAGTGGTGAGTTGGTTGCGAGACTTAGGCGTCTATCTTGAAAACGAAATGGTTGCGTCTGCTGTTTCGTCATGCTTCACGGCAGCAATCAAAACCAAGTCGCCAGTGTCTTTGTTGAATCCCGGCTCGGAAGAAAGCAGTAGCGACGCAAATGCTAACGTCTACGACAGCATTCAGCCCGGTGCTATTATGCACCTTGCACCTGATGAAGACATCACGTTTGGCTCACCCGGCAGACCTAACTCGGCAGCAGAGCCTTGGATAAGTTTGATCTTGCGAGGCATCGCAGTAGGTACAGGCTTGTCATACGAAACCGTTGCGCGTGACTACTCACGCACCAACTACAGCAGCAATCGGGCTAGTCAGCTAGAGGACCGTCGGCGTTTTCGACAGTGGCAGAAGTACATGACGCACCAGCTTTGCCAACCTGTTTGGCATCGGTTCGTCGAAGCTGCGTCGCTGGCAGACATCAACGGTTTTCCGTCAGTGTCAGAGCTACTGCTAGACGCTAACAACTCAGCACCGGTCGAACACCTTGCTACCGGTTGGGAATGGGTTGATCCAACTAAGGAGCAGGCAGCTAGCGAAGCAGCGATTGCGTCTAATCAATCGACGCTGCGTGATGAGCTTGCCAAGAAAGGCAAAGACTACCGACGCGTTTTGTTACAACGCGCAAAAGAAAAACAAATGCTAGACGAGCTTGGGCTACCTGATGTATTCCCCAAGCATGGACATGAGGAACCGGATACCGATTCTGAAACAGTAGTTGCACAGGTTAGCAATGGCGAAGTATGACGACATCAACTTCAAGCCTCCTGCTGGCGTGCGCAAGGCAGCGGCACAGGGATTGGAGTATCGCAGTGAGTACGGTAGAGGTGGTACGTCGGTTGGCATAGCTAGAGCCAGAGACTTATCCAACGGCACAACAATCAGTCCTAGCACTGCAAAACGGATGAAGTCTTTTTTTGCAAGGCATGAAGTAGACAAAAAAGCGCAGGGGTTTCGACAAGGCGAAGATGGTTTTCCGAGCAATGGAAAAATCGCATGGCTGTTGTGGGGTGGTGACGCAGGACAAAGCTGGGCTAACAAACTTGTAAAGCAGATAAACGCAAGGGACAAGAAACGCATGAAAAAGATCAACACTTTTGCGAACAACGACATGCTCGTTATGAGGATGGTTGCGGTTAGCGACGACGGTGCTGACGACGGCAGCTTGGCAGTCGTAGTCGCAACAGAAAACCCAGTGCAGCGTTACGACGTTCGCACCGATGAAGTTGTTAGCGAAGTCCTTCGCATGAAGGGCGTTGAGTTCCGTACACAACGCAAGCAACTACCAATAGTTGATTCGCACAACAACAGCACTGTTCAAAATGTTTTAGGCAGTGTGCGTGACATGAAGGTTGTTGGCGATGAGCTAACCGGTCGAGCGTACTTTGCAGACGACGACAAAAGTCAGGAAGCATATCGCAAGCTGCGTGATGGTCACCTAACTGACTTTTCAATAACCGCTACACCTAACGCTGTAACAAGAGTGCGACGCGGAGAAACACTGCGCGTCGGTAAACAAAAGATTGAAGGTCCAGCAGAGATCGTTGATCGCTGGCGACCACTTGACGCTTCGCTTGTCGCTATCGGTGCTGACGAGCGTTCTACTGTTCGTAGCGAGTTGCAACGATCATACCAAGACCTGCACCGAAAAAAGGACGAAGACGATATGGTTTCACTAGAGCTATTACACAGCTTGGGAATGCCGAAAGACATCACCGAAAGATCCGCTGTCGAAACTTGGGTAAGCGATAACGTCGCGACCGAGGCAGAAGCAGAAGCGGAGACAAGCGCGGAGCAGTCAAACGACGACGCGGACACCGAAGAAAGCAGCGACGCATCAGCGGACGCGACCGAAAATGAAGGCGGTTCGGATGCTGCCGCTGCCGATACACCAACAGACGACGCGACAACGGATTCACCTGTCGCTGAGGCTGTTACTACCGAACGAGCAAGGCAACGCGCCTTGCGTGACCTTGGTGCGAAGTTCGACATCCAGCGAGCGACTGTCGAAACTTGGTGCGAAAAGGGACTTTCCGTTAACGTCGCTCGCAAACAGGTATTGGAAACGATGTCGGAAAACAACAAGCCCGCTGGCACCAGTGCTACCGTTACCGGTAGCAGCATTGAACGCACTCGCGACGCTGTGAAAGCCGGTTTGATTGCAAGGGCGTTTGGTGCGTCTGGACTGAACCAGAGCCAGAACGCGGACGCTGGCACCGCTGACACCGGCATGAAGTATCACAGCCTTATTCGCATGGCAGAAACCCTGCTGCGTAGCGGTGGCATCAACACTGACCGCATGGCGCCGCGTGATATTGCTTTGGTAGCGTTAGGACACAAGGCGACTGTCCAACGCATGAACATCGCTCGCGATGGTGAGGCTTATCATGTCACTGGGTCCTTCCAGAACTTGATGCTTGATGCGTCTAACAAGACCTTGCAAGCAGCGTATGAGGAAGCACCTTTCACTTGGAACCTGTGGGCGCGACAAGCACAGTCTGTTCCCGACTTCCGCGACATCAACCGCATTCGGTTCAGCGAAGCACCGGACCTTGAGGTGGTTCCCGAAAACCACTCATACAATGAAGGCACGATGTCTGATTCAAAGGAATCGTACTCTGTTGAAAAGTTCGGTCGCATCTTTACGGTGTCTTGGGAAACTTTGGTCAACGACGATCTTGACGCAATCAGTCGAGTCCCTGCGATGCAAGGCAACGCAGCACGACGAACGCAGAACAAGAAAGTCTACGAGGTGCTTACGTCTAACCCAAACATGGCAGACGGCAACGCTCTGTTTTCAGCGGGACATGGAAACTTGGACGCAAGCGGTGCAGCACCGTCTGTTGCTGAGTTAAACGCAGCGTACTTGGCTATGATGACACAAACCGGTTTGTCGGGTGAAATCATCAACGTCGAACCTGCGTACATCATTGCACCACCGTCGTTGCGTGGAACTGTGTTGCAACTGCTCGGTTCGTTTGCTGATCCGAACGCTGGTGGTAGTAACGCTGGCAACTCCAACACGGTCAACATTCACCAGAATGTTTTGCAACCGATCATTGAGCCGCAGCTTGAATCTGCAAGCTCAACGTCTTGGTACTTGGCAGCACAGTCTGCCAGAATTGACACCGTTGAAATTGCTTTCTTGCAGGGTGAAGAAAACCCAGTGCTGGAAAGCGAGTTTGACTTCGACAAAGACGTTTGGCGATACAAGATCAGGCAGACGTTCGGTGTTGCACCAATCGACTACCGGGGACTGTTCAAGAATCCCGGTGCTTAACCGATCCTTTGCAGCGTAGCATGGAGAACACCCGTAAGTGTTACGGTCCACAACCTCATCAGTGAAAGATAGAA